ATAATTTGGTTTTGTTCTTATACCTAATCTTTTATTAGCTAAATCTCTCCATAACAAAGCATCAGCAGTACCTAATTGATATGCTGAACTAGTAGTAACAGCTCCAGAAGCTACATTACCTAATTGATCCGTTATTTCTAAATATATATTATATTTTGTAGAAACATCAAAATTATCACTTAAAGTGGCGGATAAAGTCCAATTTCCATTTGTATCACTGGATAAACTAGCATTAGATGGTAAATTTTTAAAACTACCATTATCTATTTTATACCTTATTTTTACAATTTTATTATTAACACTAAGGCCACTCCAATACATAAATTTTCCACTAAAAGATATAATAGCAGCAGTACCAACACCATTTTGTCTAATTATTGTTCCATTTTGAATATATGGTTTAAAATAATCTATAAAATTAGAACCTAGATCTATATTAACAGTTCTACTTAAACCACGTTTATCTATTGCAGTTACTGTAAAAGTTTTTGTTGTAATATTTCCTAAAGTAAAACTTTTGGATGATGTTCCATATGTTATACTTGTTGACAATCCAGTTGAACTAATATTATATTTATCACCATTAGCATGTTTATTTAAAGTCATTGGTGTTATAGATCCTTTTAAATTATTATATCCTTTTATAAATTTAGTAGAATCACCTAATCCAGTATGACTAGAACCATTTGTTATATTTGTTATATAAGAAGAATTAAAAGTTGGATATTCAGCATCTATTTCTTTTATACTATATGTATAATTACCAGATTCACCTAACGTTTTTGTAGAAATATTACTATAAGTTACTTTACAATAATATTTACCTGATTTTGAATTTGGTATTGATGCATATTGAGAATCCACAGCAGAAGATGTTGCGAATTCCGATTGAATAACACCATCATAATTTCCAGTATATGTTCCTAATACAGTATTTGTACTATATTGCAAAATTTGTAAAGTAACAGATCTACGAAGAGGATTACTTAATGTTATACGAGGTCCATTACCAATTAAAAAGTTTTCCATTGTTGTTGGTTTTGGATAATCATACATCGTTGCAGATACTTCATTGGAATATGTTGTTCCAACAATATTTGTAGCATAATATCTAAAATAATATTTTTTAGTTGGAGATAATCCAGTAACACTAGATGAACAATTAGACCAACTTCCACCATCTAATTTGTATTGATATCCACTAGATGTTACTTCACTTCCACCATTAGAAGAATAACTTCCGCTTAATGTAACAGATGTTTCAGTTACATTTGATACTGAGCAAGATAATCCAGTTGGCGCTGTAGCTAAGCCACTAATAGTTCCAGTAAATACTTGTGCGTTAGCTGCTTGACCAGTTCTATGCATTTTTATTTCTATAGCTGCTGATGTTCCACTAACTGTTATTGTTCCACTTAAATTAATTTGTGGACCTCCACCTACTGTCGTATATCCTGATAAATCGCCAGTAGTAGGACTAAAACTAAATGAAGTCCCAGCTACTTTTACACTATCTACTGTGTAACTATTTGTTGTATATTTATTAGCAACAGTTTTTGATAATTTTATAGACATATTTGATAGTGTAGGACCATTAGCTGTATAATTAAATAATACATTAAATTTACCATAATCGCTATCATTTTTATATCCCCAAAAAACACCAAGATTTAATTGACCCATTTTTGAATTTCTCCTTTCTAGTTAATATATTCTATAATATTATTATTATCTATTTTTGCAACTCTTAATTTTCCAATGCTATATCCAATATTAAATTCTCCATTATTAGTTAAAACTCTATTTTCTGATAATTCTGTTTTGACTGTTGATCCATCTTTAAATATTAATGAATCAAAGTCTAAATTTGAATTTTTATTAGTATTTTTTGAATAATCTGATATGTATAATCCTTCTTTATCCAATCTATGTGAAGCACCTATATTTTCAGCAAAATATGGACTCCATACATCATTTAAACCTCTAGATATTATTAAATCTGTTATTTCGAAAGTATCGTAATTTGCATCAGAATCACTTACAGATATAATTATTCGTGGTTGAGTTGATAAAGCTTCATATTGATACATTACTTTTGTCCATTCAGTAACAGATGCTGTTGAATCTAATATAGTTATAGTCGATCCTTGACCCTCCAATTGAACTTTACAATGGCCAGCTGTTCCATTAATTATATGTTTATATTTAAAAGCAACACTATATGTTATTTTTTTTAAAACTTGTTGACCTGAAACTGGATCTATTTCGTATGTACCATCATTTGTTATTGTATCATAATATTGATATATAGATGCATTATTAGTTAGTATGAATTCAGATCCGCTTTGAGTCATGTTACTAACTGTTGCTGTACTAACTGTTCCTGATCCAGTTTTTGTCCACCATCTTAATCCATTTAAACCTACTGAATTTTGTAATAAATTTAAACCACCAGTTGATGTAAATTTATTTGTAACACCTTCAGCTGAAATTTCAATCCATCCAGATATCATTTCTTCAGCTGTTTGAGAATTTGAACCCAAATATAATTTATGTAATCTTACATCTAAAACATAATTATCATTTTCATCTTTATAGTATTTTATATGATTATTCGAATCACCAAAAGCAATCTGTCCATCATCATCCATATATAGTCCTGGACTAGTTGCGTTAACAGATGTTTTTAACATACTATGAATTGAATTATTATCTATTATAAATCCACCTATAGTCGCTCCAAAAGCTACTAAGTCTGTAACTGATATTTTTTCGGCTGTTACAGAATGAGCTGTTATAACACTTCCATTTAAACTATTTTTGTCGGTTTGTTCAGCACTTACTGTACTTCCTTCCATATTTAATTTATAAAATAATCCATCGTCACCTTGAATAACTATTTTATCAGCAACTAAAGTATTAGCTTCTATTAAATCACCTTTAATCGTAACGCCAACTAATTCTCCAGTTATATGTTGATCTTCTACTACTAAATCTTGAATTATACCAGATTTTGAAAATAATTCTTCAACAGCAGCTATATTTATATTAGCAAAATCTATTTTAGCATATTCAGCATTTAATGTATTTGTTTTTAACTCATCAATTATAGCTGAACTTAATCCTGTTAATTGACCATCAATAATCTTAAAACCAGAATTTAAAATAGTAATATTTGAATTATGTTCTTCTATAATATTACCTTGTTGTTTAATTATATTATCTTGTTGTTCAATAGTATTTCCTTGTTGATTAATTGTATTATTCATTGATGTAATATTATCATTAATTTGTGTTATATTATTTCCTTGTTGAGTTATAGTATTTCCTTGTTGAGTTATAGTATTTCCTTGTTGAGTTATAGTATTTCCTTGTTGAGTTATAGTATTTCCTTGTTGAGTTATAGTATTTCCTTGAGAATTTATAGTATTATTCATTGAATTAATACTATCACCTTGTTGATTAATAATAGTATTTTGTTGATTTATTTCATTGCCATGTTGTTGAATAATATTATCCATCTGAATAATAACATTATTTTGTTGGTTTATAGCATTTCCATGTTGATTAATTGTATTTTCATGTTGATTTATTACATTACCTATTTGTATTATACTATTTCCTTGTTGAGTTATGGTGTTATCCATTTGATGTATAACATTTCCAAACTCATCCATTTCATCTTTTAAAGTATTTACATCTTTAGATCTAGCAGAAGGAGATGTAATATTACCCATCATAGTGGCAGCATGTTCTTTTACTAATACTTTTACTCTATCACCATCTTCAGCTGATACTGTTGCATCAACTGGCGTCCATATATCTGATCCATCTAATTGAACATAATCTTTACCGTTAAATGATTTGTATACACCCGTAACAGTGGCTTCATTTGGTTCTTTTTTATCATTTGCTAATTTTGCAAATTGTGACATAAGTTCTTTTGATAAAGCCATACACATTCCTCCTTCCTATTTCCAAAGACTTTTTGTAAATACAGCCGTAGTATTAATTTTACAACCTTGCTTACAAGATATAGATTGACTAATTATTTTAGCTTTAACATTAATAAATCCAGCTTTTTTGTAATTTAATCTTATACAATCACCTATTCTTACAGGATAATAACCATGAGAAAATGTTACAGTATATTCAACACTAGATAATTCTTTTAATATTCTTTCAGCATATTCATCTAATTGTTCTTGTGTTGGTATACCTTGTAAATCTGGATTTGTTATTCTATGAATTATTCTTCTACCTCTAGCTTGTATAGAAGTTGGACTATTAGGATCATCATTTTCAACTTTTGAATATATTACTGTTGAATAACTAGAACAAATAACTTCTACAACATTTGGTATACCATAAATATCATGTTTTAATGAAATATCAGGATAAAGTATAGAACTATTACCATCATCGAATGTATATCTTGGTTGTAATGCGCTTATAGCTTGAATTGGTCTAAACATTACAGTACCCATTTCATCTAAATCTAATTCATATTTGGCTTGTGCTATTAAATCTCTAATAAAAGTAATCCATTTATCATTTGTATTAGAAACAAAATTACCTGTTAGGATAGCCTCATTAGAAGTTTTAACAACTGGACATCTGCAATTATCTGTAATTATATTATAAGCATCTTCCATTATATTTTCATTCTTTAAAAGACTATATCCTAATGGCGGAGAATTTTCTTTTAATTCTAATAATGGAGAGTATGCATCCATAGATACACTTCTTACTTTACCATCAAAACTAGAGGATGGGGTTTGTACTAAAAATGTACCTAATGGATGCTTTTCTTTTAAGCCATTTTGAATTGTTATTAAATAAATACGAATATAACATTCTCCAACTAAATCTGTAACATCTAAAGAAGCAGAAGCTAATGTATCACTATCTAAATCCCGACTGATAGATGATGATTTAACATTATCTATTCTTTTTTTATCTTTCCATGATATTGGATCAACTTCGTAATATTCAAAAGTTTGTTCCATTGATTTAGTCCAATCAACCATATTAAATTCCTCCTTCAACTCTAGTTATATTAAAGCTTACTGGAATAGTTACAGCATCATGATTTATATTAAATGAAACTTCAATATTAGCCCAATATCCAACACCATTTGGTTCTCTAACATATACATCACCAGACCATTTTTGTAATCTTCGTAATGCATAAATAGTTTCAGTATCATATTTTGGTATAACAACGTTCCATGAAGCACTTTCTCCTTGATGTGTACCATAATAACTTACAGGATGTTTTCGTCCAACATATTCTATTAATTCTGTATCAATTTTAGCTTTTTCTGAAACATCAATATTATATGGTATTTTAACCATTGAACCAGCCCATGTTGGTTCTACAACACCATCACCTTCATTATTAGCTTCAAAATAACTCCACTCTTCAGCCCATTGTATAACAACTGATGGTTCGCCAACTTTAACAATTGGTATATCTGAATAACTAATAGCACCATTTTCATTACTAGTTGCTACAACACGATATCTAGCATAATCTAAAGATGGATGTGGATCTGTTACATATATATTTTCTGAATTTTGTATTTGATCAGCTATTAATGTAAATTGTCCATCATATTCTCTTCTATATATAGCTAATACACAGTTTTCTGTTAATGATGGTTGAACAGTACCATGTTCTTCATTATATTCATAACAATATGGATGTATACTAGCTTCTAATGTTTCTTTATTTATAATAATATCAGCAAATACATCATAAAATTCATCGCTCCAATTAACATCAAAATTTAAAGATGCATTAGCACTTAATCCAGAATCCATTGAAACAGTAGCATTAATCGTATAATTAACTCCATTTTCTAAATCTACATTTCCAGGTGTCATTTCAGCTAAAAAATCCCATTTATTAGTAGACGTTGGATCATAATATTTAGTATATACTTTATCTCCAATATTTATAACTTTAGATTTTCCAACAGCATCAACTGTTTCATATTTATTATTAGCGATTATTTCTAAATAATAACTAATTGGAGTTTGACTAAATGGTCTAGCTAAAACACTTACATAAAATGGATATGAAGTTATTTCACTTATAGAACTGGCATTTTGATTTTTTAAATCTAATGTTAAAGTTGGTCTAGCATAAATAACTATTTCTCTTTCTATTGACCAATCACTATATTCAGATATAACACCAGCTGTTTGTACTTTCCATTTTATAGAAAAACCTTCTGTTAAAAAAGCCCATCTAGGTTGAGATGAATCTATTTGATATACACTTGGTTGATCTTTATCATCTTCTGTCTTTTGACTAGTTATAGTTTCTGTAAACTCTAATGGACTTGAAGATGGGTTAGCTAAATCAGTACATAAAAAATGTATTCGTGCTGTCGTTTCTAATGAACCGTCATTAGGATTATGCACCCAATATAAATTTAAAATATCACCAAGAATACCACTTGAAGTTGCTGACCAAGTTGAAGGTGGAGCTGGTCTTTCACCTAATTCAATAGATTTGACAGAAGTCCAACTCGATTCACCTTGATCGTTTATTGATCTAACTCTAAAGAAATATTCATGACCTAATTCTATTCCAGAAATAAGAGTTTTATTTCCTTCACTAGGGTCTGTAGTTTGACTATGAATATCACTTGATACATCAAAGTCTCTATAAGTTGACCATTGAACTTCATAGTGATCAGCAGTATCTACAATACTCCATTCAATATAAACAAAATATTGTGTTGAACTTTGTTCTGTTCTTTTTTCTGGTCTTAAAGATATTATTTCGGTTGGAGCTATTGGTACAGACATCAATGGTGATGTAAATTCTGTCCAATTACTATAAATATTTTCATTTCTAACAGCTCTACAACGAACCGTATAATTTCCTCCAGGATCAACATCACATACATAAACTGCATAATGTGTTTCTGTATTAATTTTAGAAATTCCAGTTTTGTACTTTGTTTCATTATTTGTATATACTGCAAATTCTATAGAATCAGCATTTA